AGTCATATAATACAAAGTGGAACATGCTCCACCACCATTTTCATAGAACCATGCATCAATAGCATATGAGTGTCCAGCCTGTAAACTAATTGGATACCAGTTACCGCTACACCCCTTATCACGCCATTCATTGATAACTAGCTGACCATCAAGAGTCATATAGAAACCATCATCTGCAATGTTACGGAAATAGTATGTTCCGTTAGCTGGAACTGTCAGGGTTCCATAATAGTGAACTGTAACCCAATCAGAGTTACATCCCATAACAGAACCACTGCCCCAGTTGGCAGCGATTTGGCTAACAGAATCATGACGACAAAGTTGCCAAGATTCTGGGGTTCTGCTAATTATATTGTTATAGATATCTACCGAAAGACCAGCACCAGATGTTGTAATTTGCGTAATTAGATTTGTATCGTAATTACTTTGGGCTATAGTTAGTTGTTCTTGGGCTGTAACTACTGCAGCTAGTTTGTCTACTACTAGGGCATCTGCATTTGCTTTATTTTGAGTAGCATCAGATAGCTCTTGCTGCCCTGCTGCTAGTGCAGCTTGGGCTTCTTCTAAGGTTTGTGCCTTGGCAGGAGCTGAAAGAAAAATTGTTAGGGTTGCTAAGATTATTGCAGTGAAGAATCTAAGAGTTTTAATTTGGGGGTTCTCCTAGTTGGAAGTTTCCAACAAAATAATTATAACATTCTTTAGATAAATAAAAAGAGGGGGCTTTTGCCCCCCCTAGTATTTAGACTAAAAGTCCCAGTCTTCATCCTCTGTTGCTTCATGCTTTCCAATCACATATGATGAACCAGAACCACTGAAGAAGTCGTGGTTCTCATCTGAGTTTGGAGATAGTGCACTAAGGATTGCAGGATTGACATCGCAGACATCCTTTGGGAATAGTGCATCAAAACCAAGATTCATTAGAGCCTTGTTTGCATTATAATGTAGGAATTTCTTAACATCCTCTGTTAGGCCAATATCGTCATAAAGATCAGCAGTATACTTAATCTCATTGTCATATAGCTCCATCAATAGGTCGTAAGTGTAGTCCTTAAGTTCCTGCTGGCGTTCTGGAGTTTCCTCATTGTATGCCTGTTGGAACTTGTAACCAATGTAGTATCCATGAACAGCTTCATCACGAATGATGAGCCTAATAAGATCAGCAGTGTTTGTTAGCTTTGCACGGCTTGACCAAAACATTGGAAGATAGAATCCACTGTAAAACAGGAAGGACTCCAGCAGAGTGCTGGCAACCTTACGCTTCAGTGGGTCTTCGCCATGATAATACTTTAGAACTGTCTCAGCCTTCTTCTGGAGATAAGGGTTTTCCTCACTCCATCTAAAAGCATCCTCAATCTCCTGTGTTGAAGTAAGAGTAGAGAATACACTTGAGTATGACTTAGCATGAACTGATTCCATAAATGCAATGTTTGTCATTACTGCTTCTTCATGCTGAGTACGAGCATCGGGTATTAGGCTGACGGCTCCTACAGTACCCTGGATGGTATCCAACATAGTTAGTCCTGTGAATACACGCATGGTGAGAAGCTTTTCATCTTCATGAAGTGTTGACCAAGACTGAATATCATTGGATAGTGGAACCTTCTCAGGCAACCAGAAGTTAGCAGTGAGTCTGTTCCACACCTCCAAATCAACCTGGTCTTCGATCTTGTTCCAGTTGACTGGTCTTGTTATAGCTGACATGATACGCAGCCCTCCATTTCTGTTCCCTCTAGTGCATTCTGGCGAATGCGGATATAATAAATAGTCTTAATACCATTCTTCCATGCATAAATCTGAGCCTTATTTACATCACGAGTAGTTGCAGTATCCTTAAAGAATAGTGTTAGAGATAGTCCTTGATCTACATGCTGAGTTGCAGCAGCGTAAACATCGATAATCTTCTCTGGACCAATCTCATAGGCATCCTGGAAGTACTGACGGTTGTCGTTAGTCAGGTAAGGTGCTGGATAGTAAACACGACCCATCTTACCTTCCTTGCGAATCTCAATTTGTGATGCAATTGGGTGGATAGATGATGTTGAGTTATTTATATAGCTGATTGACCCTGTTGGAGGCACAGCCTGAAGGTTCTGGTTATATAGACCGAATGCCTTTACGTTACCTGCCAAATAAGCCCAATCTTCCTGTGTAGGAATATGAATATTTGCATCTGCAAAAAGCTTGGCTACTTTATCAGTCTTTGGTTTCCATTCCTGGTCAATGTACTTAGCAAAGAACTCTCCACTTGCATACTTAGACTTTTCAAATCCGTCAAATGGGTTTCCAGTTGCTACTGCCATCTTGTTAGATGCCTTAAGAGCATTGTATAGGATGGTATAGAAATAGATATTGGTAAAGTCTACCGACTCTTCGTCTCCATACATCATTTCTTCCTTGCCAAAGTAGCCGTGGAGGTTCATCTGACCCAGACCAATGGCACGTGACTTCTTGTTACCCTCAGCAATTGACATAACAGAGTCAATGTATGATAGGTCTGCTACTGACGTAAGGGCCTTGATCGCTACCTCAACAGTCTTACTAAAGTCTGGAGACTCCATAGCCTTAGCAACATTGAGTGATCCAAGGTTGCAAGAGATATCCTTTCCAATGTCCTTGTATGATAGGTCATTGTTGTAGGTTGTAGCAGTGTTCACCTGAAGAATCTCTGAACACAAATTAGACATATTAATACGTCCGTCAATTGGATTAGCATCATTAACAGTATCTTCATAGACAATGTATGGATACCCTGACTCAAACTGCAGTTCAGCAATACGCTCAAATAGTTCACGAGCCTTAATCTTAGTCTTCTTAATACGAGCATCGTCAACCATCTCTTGGTACTTCTCGGTGACCGAGATGTCGCTCATAGGCTTGCCATAGACACGCTCAATGTCGTATGGTGAGAAAAGATACATATCTTCATTATTCTTAGCAAGCTCAAGAGTGATGTTAGGAATAACAACACCAAGGCTAAGAGTTTTGATACGAATCTTCTCGTCAGCGTTCTCACGCTTGGTATCCAAGAATCGAAGAATATCTGGGTGATGGGCGTTTAGATAAACAGCTCCTGCTCCCTGACGTGCACCTAGCTGGTTGGCATACGAGAAAGCATCCTCAAGCATCTTCATAACTGGAATAACACCCGAAGACTGGTTCTCAATCTTCTTAATTGGAGCACCTAGCTCACGAAGGTTAGTTATATTAAGAGCTACTCCACCGCCACGTTTTGATAGCTGAAGTGAAGAGTTGATAGCACGTGAGATTGACTCCATGTTATCCTCAACACGCAATAGGAAGCATGATACATACTCTCCACGCTGTTTACGACCTGCGTTTAGGAATGTAGGAGTAGCTGGCTGGAATCTACCAGTGATAATCTCCTCTACCAAATCCTTTGCAAGCTCTTCATCTCCACGTGCAAGCATAAGAGCGTTCATCACAATACGATCCTCAAAACGCTCAAGGTAACGCTCACCATCAAAGGTCTTCAGTGCATACTGGGTATAGAACTTATAGGCTCCAACAAATGTTGGGAAACGGAACTTGTGTCCATATGCTTGCTTGAACAATTCCTTTGTAAACTCAAATGAGTATTGGTCAAGAATGTCCTTCTCGTAGTATTCATGCTCAACTAGATAGCGAAGCTTTTCTTCAAGACTGTGGAAGAATACAGTGTTAAGATTAACATGGTCCAAGAAATACGCTCGTGCTGCCTCCTTGTCCTTATCGAACTGAATCTTACCGTCACTTGACCATAGATTCAACATAGCATTTAATTCATGATAGCTATAATTATCCATTTAGTTTCTCCAACCTTTCCTCTACTCTTTGGACATCTTCTGATGTTCCGAATATTTCTACCCTGGCGATTATAGGAACGCCAGTCTTCCTTGAAATCATTTCTGCAGCTTTACAGTAATGCTCTCCAAAATTAGTATTGCCAAATCCGACAACACCTACCAACAAATCTCTATTTTGCGGTATGTTTAAAAAGTTTCTTACTTGTCTTGGGATGGCAGATCTTTCACTGCCTCCACCATAGGTGGGAACAAATAGAACATACCTGTCAGCAACAGTGACAGGGCTATCGCTGTCCCAATGAATAGGGATGCGAATTGAATGGTATTTGCCATTAAAAACCTTTTCTACGAAACGCTTAGTATTTCCCGAATAATTTGAGAAATATACAATATTGATAGACATCTATTCTATCTCCTTTTTAAACACGAGACTTAGATGAGCTCAAACCTAGCCAAGTAATCCTTTACCTCTTTAGGCATTGAATTAAATGTTATCACGTTGTTACTATCCGTGTCAAGAGTTTTCTTTGGTCTATCCTTGAATGTATGGATCTCAACTACCTGGTTCAGGTCTTTTGGAGTATGGCTAATAGCACCAAAGATAGCTCCACAAACTGCGTCTGCTAAATCCTTAGATGATTTTCTAGGGTGGTCTACACGGTTCTGTTTAACAATCTTTAGTTCTGTAAGCTCTTCAAATAACAACTCAATAGCTGGCATGATTAGTCGATCTTCATAGACAAGCATTGCCATATCCTCATAGTGCTTCTTGGCAACAGAAACAGTATCAGTACGAATACCAACCTGCTTCAACTCATTCTGAATATCGAATGAGTTCCAGCGGTCAAATGAGACCATGCCAATATTAAATCCAAGTCTACGTAGGTTCTGAATCCATTGCTTAACCTCTGAAAGGTTTACAGGGCCTTCTACCTTTGGCTCCCACCATGCTACAGCATCTACCACAACAATTGGTGCTACCTGGCTATAATCCTTAACTACCTGAATATTTACCCATTTGTCTACGTGAGCAATTGCAACGGCACACTTGTCATGTTTCTGTGCAAGGTCAGCATGGACAAAATAAGTCTTATCTGGGTCTGGCTCAAATGATTCCTCAAATCTCTTCCAGCCGTCAATAGGATTTCTAATGCTCATGGCAGAACGAATCTTATCTTCTTGCTTGAAGAAGCGATCAGACGAGAACGTAGGAACACAAGCAAAGCGTTGCATGGCATCTCCCATGTCTGTAAAGAATGAAACCTTAAAGTCGTCAATTTGTCTAGTAGGGTTGACAACCCAGGTAGGACGCTTTAGGGCAAACATTCCTGGATATCTGTACGAAAGAATGGTATCTTCGTCCCACTCAATTTCTAGGAAGTTTCCCTCTGCATCTTCTGGAAGGTCTGGATTCATAATAAACTTATGTTTCTTAGTGACTACTTCCTTATCAGCGATTACTGCATCATAGCGAGACGAGATGAAGTCTCCAGGATAACGAGGAAATGATAGTAGTGCTACCTTTCCTAAGTCTGGGAAACGAGAGTCTACAGAAGCACGGAAGGCCTTGTAGATGTTATCTGCTGTCTTACCCTGATCATTTCCAGTACCAATCTCCTGGGCAAAACCTGAAATCTCGTCAAGTACTGCTAGGATAAGGTTAAGTCCCTCGTGAGACTCACGCTCTGAGTGACCAGAGTAAACTGTTATTGATTTATCGAATTCGATACTTTCTGCTTTTGCATAAAACTTTCCAGCAAACCACGGAGACTTTTCAATCTTAGTTTTAAAACCTTTAAAGAAAACGTTCTTTGCCTGTTGTGCGTTAATAGCCACGTTGATAATATCGATGGCATCTCCACTGGGCTTACCAAAATAACGAGCAGGATCTTTAAGACAAAGTAGTTTATATACAATGTAGCTACAAGCAACAGTAGAGGTAAAGTCTTTACCACTTCCCTTACCAAGTTGTAGAATAACTTCGTTCTTTGTATATTTCTTGTAATAGCGTCTACCCTCCGTATCTCCCATAAGCTCAATTACATCCTCAAGCTTATAGATCTGTGACATTGCCTCAACAATGTCGTACTGAATCTGTGATAGTGGTGGCTGGTTTAGGAAGTCTTCTCCCTCAACAAATGTCTTAGCATCTACAGGTCGTTCTGCAAATACATCAGACTTAAGGGCTTCTAGAAAATCATCAAACATCGTTACTCACCACCACGGTTATTACTTCTTTATCCTTAGATACTGATGAAAGTCTACGCATAATATCGTCTCTAATCTGTGGATAGTCTCTTGCGATATCCTTAAGGATATTTACCAGCACTTCCTGCTTACGCTCAATCTCCACCATCTCTTCTGCCAGCTCTTTATTCTCTAGCAGACCAGCCTTCTGAAGCATGTCGATACGCTTAGATTCAAGGTCCATAACTAGCTTAATACCAGAAGTCTTAGCCTGTAGGTTTGCAGTTGTGGTAGCATCATCAATGACTTCGTATGCCTTCTGAATTAGTTTAGTGTAATGAGTGTCTGCTCCTACCAGGGCTTCTTTGGCTCTAGCACGGATAGCAGCATTATCTGCAGCCATGCTACGCCACTCATTAATATAAGCCACAACTTTTTGTCTAGGCATGGCAAGCTCTTTGGAGATCTGGGTAGGTTCATTACCTGCCAGATACTTCTCTACAACCTTGTTTACTTCATCAAGGTGTTCTACGGTTAGGTCCTCAAACGACACGCTTTGCTCTCTTTCCTCGTTGTGGAATACGCTTTACCATTTCTGGTCTGAACGACCGATAAGCAGATGCCGAGGCACGGAATACCTCAAAGCAATCTACCCATACAGCTCCAGTCTCAGTATTCGTAACTAGGCTATCAAACTTAAACTTAGTTCCATATTGCCCTGTTACCTTGATTAGGTCACCCTTAACAATCTCAAAGCCATTGACAACAACCCTATCCTCACGGACAAATTTCTTTGCCATTTCTGGAACAACGTACTTCTTTGGTCTACCCATTTGTTTCCCTTACTGATACATATTTCATACAACGATCACAAGACTCATAGGTATATCCTGTAAAAGGACATGATGCCTTGTGTGTGTTCTCGTGCTTACAGCCAATTCTAACTAGATAAGACTTTGCTACGTGAACAAAATGCTTTAAAATTCTTTTCATCTTTTACTCTTTCTTAGCCCAAACTTAGCTAGATAAACATAGATGGTTTCTACGCTTGTCCCACACTCTTTAGCAATCTCTTCTGGAGTCTTCTTATCTAGGTGATATCTCTTCTTGAGCCATGCTTCGCTGGTATATAGTTTAGTAGCCATTACTTTGCAATCTTTCCCCAGTTATTGATAGCATAATGACCAATACCTACAGCATCAGCCACATCATCATCCTGGATATTCTTGTCATAGAATCCATTGACAAAGGTAATGGTCTTTTGCTTTCGAACTTCTCGCTCTTTAGCTTTATACCAAGTCTTTGTTTTATTTGGGAATTCATTCATTATAGCTTGTTTTTCCATTGCTGTCAACTTACCATTACCAATATATGTTTGCCATGTAATTGGATTGATTGAACCTGCTGTTCTAATACCTGCGATCTTTGCAGCTCCTAGAAGTGCTCCCTGGATCAGTGCTAGGTCGGAAGCAGTCTTTGGACTATTGATAAAGACTGTATGCTCAATAACAATAGCATCAATCTTAAACTGGCTCAGGAATGGGTAAGTCTTTCTGGCTGCATCTCCTAGCTTCTGATAGGCGTTTACTCCATCAAAACGGATCTTTCCATACTTGACTAATTTCTTTCCTTCAAAAATGGAAAAGGCCAGACTTGTAGTGCTAGCATCAATAGCCATAATGACGTTTGGTTTATTATTTCCTATTTGTGCTAACTTACTCAAGTCCGAACCTCTTCATTTCCTTCAATGCCTTATTGACATCTTTTGGATTTATAGAACATACGCTACACAGAGTATCGTCATTATAAATAGATAGTTCAGCACTGCAAGATTTGCAATTACGTTTCTTACCGTTTGCTCTTCTTGAAATTCTGGATATTTGATATCTAGCAGCAATCTTTTCTTTAGTTGCTGCTTCACGACACTCTGCGGAGCAGTATATCTGATAGCTTATTTTTGTTTGAAATTGGTGATCACACCATTCACAGTGTTTGTTTTTCATCTAGTGGCTCCAAGGAATTAATTTTTAATACCCCAGTTCCTGCATTATCGCAAGCTTCCCGAATCGGACAAGTCTTACAGATCTTTGAATTGACACGATAGTTCTTGGTAGGAAGAGTCTTGTCTTCCCAGGCCTTTCGAACTGTTCGCATCCACTCAAATGCATTCTCCACCCACTGATACATATACTCATTTAGTTCGACTGGAATAATCAAAAGTTCATGAGTATTTTTGTTCTCATAAATAAGAACTGATTTGCTCTTATTCATAATCTTCATATAGATAAGCAACTGGACTAGGTGTCCTAGCTTTGGCTTACCCGAAATCTTACGATACTCAAAGGCATCGTGAGGCATAGTCTTAATTTCACCAAGAAGTTCTGAGCCTTCCCAGTTAAGCATAACGTCACCAAATCCGAAGATTGGTGGGTCATTAGACGTAACCTTAAACTCTGAATCTACCAGGAAGCCTGGAACGTTACCCATTGCTTCCTGAATACGCTCGTGCGACTTAGTTCCAGAAGTCATGTTTGCTGCACCATATGCATCTGCATTATCGGTGAAGTCAGCACCGTTGAATGCTAGATACCAGTAACGAGGGCATTCTCCATGAGAGAATGCGATTGTGCTTGGTGCAAATGACTTTTTCTGTGTGAACTTGGTTACACGATTAACTGTATACCCAGAGTTGATCTTTGCAATTAATGCTTCTTTGTCAAGAAATGATGGTTTTGATTCTGGACCGTTTTCCATCTTCTTTAGCATTACCTGCTGCAATAAATTTTTAGCCATAATTTTTAACGAGCAATATACTTTAGGGCTGCAACCAGTTCATTGATTGCTTCCGCTGCAGTGAAGTAAATATTCTTCTTTGCTCTGTCTCCTTTATCTACGTTTACCATCCAAGTAGCTTTGAATGCCATCTTAGCTGCAATAGCCTGAAGGCGTACAATCTCTACTGTAGCAACATTTAGTGGAATATCTGGTTTGATAATTAGTTTGGCAATGAATGTTAGAGCTGTCGTAAGCTCTTCATCATTCATAAAGTCAGCAATCTCTGAGAGACCGTTGATCATGTCAATTGTCGTTTTTTCTTGTTCCATTTAGTTTCCTTAAAACATTGTATATCTATTATACATCATCGGATAGGATTTGTTCAAGTAGTGAAAGTTCAATTATTGCTAATCTTGTCTTCGGGGCATTGTCGCCAATAACAACAACGATAGCAGGATCATTACCATTCCTGATAGCATCAGTAGTAGCCTTAGCCCAAACATCTTTATTAAGAGTAAAGCTTTTCCCAACCTCTTTAAAATCGACTGTAAAGTTTTCCCATGTAGCATCCCCCTTATGAGTTCCTCTACCAGAATTCTTGTGCTGCTTTGCTCCAATACGCTTACTCTCGCTCTGTTCGCTCATAGTCTCCCTTTTTCTTCTTTGTATTAAGATCTACTTCACTTAGATGCTTATCTGGACACATCCAGGTTAGCTTCTTTAGATCTGGGTAAGAGCGGAGGGTTTTAACCTCCGCCTTACACACATGACATACAAATGAGCCTGGGTATATGTTATACCGTGCCATTAACCTTTTCCTTAATTAAATCTTGTAGGTCTAAGTCTTCACGGACTCTTGCTACGAACTTTTCTCTACCCTGGAGTTTATCTCCACTGCCATCAGGAAGGATGTACCAAGCACCAGTACGCTCTACGATACCCATCATTTCAGCAGTGTCTACGAGGTCTCCAATGCTGTCTACACCCACGTCACCACGGAAGTAGAAATCATATTCTCCAGACTGAAAGGCAGGAGAGGTCTTTGAGAACTGAACTTCCCAACGAACCTTACGTCCTATCTTCTCTTCGATAAGCTTATCTCCAACCGCAATCTTGCCTTTAATAGCTTGATTGTCTGACTCAGACGAGAAAAGCTTGATAACTGTTGAGCTATAGAACTTAGTCGCTTGCCCACCCGAAGGCTGTTGAGACGTATACATAGCACTAATATTGTTACGAGATTGACTAATAAGAACAAGCATCGTAGGCTTGACTTTATTATTGGCATAGTTGAGCATCTTCCATGCGTTACTAAAGTCTCTAGACTCAGCTCCAATTTGCTTTGTGTTTTCAAGTTCCTTAAGCTCATCTGTTCCCTTTTCAAAGTAGATAGCTGGCAATAGTGATGTAATAGAGTCTACTACGATCAAGTCTACACCTGCATTCATAAGTGCAACACCTACGTCTACCATCTCGTTAATTGTTCTTGCTTGTGATACGATTAGCTTGTCTGTATCTACCCCTAGCTTTTCTGCCCACTCTTCAGAATATGACATCTCGGCATCGATCCAGGCACAAAGCTTTCCCTCTTGCTGGGCTAGGGCAATCATCTGAAGGCACATAGAGGACTTTGCAGACGACTTTGAACCCCAAATAAGAACCTGTCTACCATATGGTAAACCGCCATTCAGAGCACGATTAAGGCCAAAGCTAGGAGTCTTCTGGAACTCAGTCTTAAAACCAATTCCAGTTGTTAGACGCTTACGAATCTTTGGGTCCAGTTGTGCGAGAGCTTCTTCGACTGTTGTCATTAATTAGCCAGCCCATCTAGCTTGTCTGGCTTGTATCCTGCCCATGAATCGCTGTCAGTAATTACCACTGGAGCAGCCTGGAAGCCCAAAGCAACAATCTTGTCGTATGCTTCCTGGTCCTGGGTGATATCTACTGTAGCAAACTCAATGTTGAGCTTCTTTAGATGTCTCTTAGTAGCATCACATTGAACACATGATGGCTTTGTATATACGGTAATCATTAGAATCTTACTCCATGCTTCTCAGGACGTGCCTGGTTGATATTTGTCTTCTTTTCAAATGCGTGATCTAGAGATACTTTGGTATACCCATGCTCTACTAGACCTGCATATAGGTCAAAGGTACGAATTAGAATGTCTGCCATTTCATCTGCAATCTCTTCTTCTCCCTTATCCTTGCGGATAGCCTCCATAACCTCTACAGCTTCTGACACGATCATCATTAGCTGCTTGGTTACGAAGATATCTGTTTGCTCCTGTGTAGCGTCCTCCAAGACACCCCAGAAACCCTTTTTAACTGCAGTCTCATGCAACTGCTCACAAATGTCGTCAAACATTAGTTACGTCCTCCATAATCGTTGTACCATCCTTGGTCTTACCCAAAGTGAATTTGTATACGCCACCCTCATCAATCTTCATGTATGCCTTTGAGAATGCCGTTGGGAATACGGTGACACTCTGAAGTTCACGAGACGAGTCTGCTAGAACTAGAGAAGCCATCTTCTTCCCTGCCTTTGTCATACGAGGCTTAAAGGAAACTACGAATAGCTCTTCTTCCTTGTATGGCAATTGCTTGTAATTAAGAATCTTTACCAGTCCAGACTGGTTGCCCTTAATTTCATCTGCTGGGATAGCATTGACAATACGGTTGTCACTTGCTAGAAGCAGATAGGTTTTTCCTGGCTCAATCTGTGTCTGCTCTTCATCGAAGATACCAACACTACCAGTCTTGTCAAGGATTTCTACACGAGACCATCCTTTACCACGCTTGATGCCCTTGATCATTCCCATAAGAATGAATGAACCCTTTTCCTCAAAATCATCTACGTCATTGATGAATGCGTGATAGTGCTGTGGAACAGAGATGTTAAACTCTGGTAGGTTTAGATACTCATAAAGGTTTTCACGAACCTCTTCATCGTCTCGTGGATTGTCTTCAAAGGTTGCAGCACCAACAACTCTAAGAGCCTGAAGAGCACGAGAATTAACACCATTACCCTTACCAAAAGTGAATTCCTCAAGTTGCTTGTACGAGCCAAAAGGACGAGCAGCAATATACTTGCTAGCGATGTTGTCTGAAATGAACTTAATTGCTGATAGTCCAAATCGGATACCCTTGCCCTCAATCTTAAAGTCAATGTCTGAATCATTGATGTGTGGTAGACGTACAGGGATTCCCATACGCTTTGCTTCAATCAAGTACTCTGTACGAGCATCCTTATCGCTTTCATTCTTAAGTAGCGAATACATAAACTCAATTGGGTAGTAATTCTTCAGCCATGCAGTCCAGTATGATACGGTAGAGTATGCTACAGCGTGAGACTTATTAAACGAGTACCCTGCGTGGGCCTCAAAGTCATGCCATAGCTCTTCTGCTACTGCTGGGTTCAAATACTGAGAAGCTCCAGATACGAACTTGTCCTTGAACTGGTCGAATTCCTTAGCATCCTTCTTCTTACCAATGATCTTACGAACCTTATCAGCCTCAGCCATTGTCATACCGCCAAGTTCTGTACAGGCAAGCATAACCTGTTCCTGGTACAGAATACAGCCATAGGTCTCCTGGGTAAATGCCTTCATCTTGGTGTGCTTGTAGTCTAGATTCTGCTTACCATGCTTACGAGCAATGTAGTCTTTACCAATAGTATTCATAGCACCTGGACGAACTAGAGCATTCGATGCAGCAAGTTCTGCAAAGCTCTTTACACCCATCTTGACTAGTAGGTTTGTATATGGAGTAGCTTCACACTGAAAGACACCCTTAGTGTATCCATCAGATAGCATACTATAGACGTTCTTATCTTCCATATCAATGTCGTGCAGGTCGATTGTCTTGCTAGTACGATCCTTGATAATCTTTAGAGTATCCTGGATAACAGATAGGGTCTTAAGACCCAGTGCATCAATCTTAATAAGACCAATACGCTCTGCTTCTTCCATGTCTACCGCCACAACAGGGATACGTTCCTTATTTCCTGGCGAGGTTCGAGTCTCTAGTGGTGCAAATTTAAAGATAGGCTGCTTTGATGTTACAACACCTGCAGCGTGGATACCAGTTCCACGAATGCGACCACGAAGTTGCTCTCCATACTCTTCAATCTCAGGATACTTCTCACGGAACCACTGAGTCTGCTTTGACGAACAATAGTCGTCCCAGTCGTCAACAACCTTTAGAACCTTATTAACGTCAGTTAGTGGAACCATCAGAACACGAGCAATGTCTCGTACGATACCCTTGCCCTTAAATTCAAGGAAGGTTGCGATAGAGGCTACGTGACGATACTGGCGAACTAGATAGTCCTTGACCTCTTCACGGCGTGAGTCCTGGATGTCAGTATCGATATCTGGGAAGTCATTACGTTCTGGGTTAATGAATCGGAAGAACAGTAGACCATGCTTGATAGGATCAATATCAGTGATTCCAAGGGCGTAGCATACTAGCGAACCAGCAGCAGAGCCACGACCTGGCCCTACCATGATGTCTTCTTTCTTAGCCCAGTTAATCATGTTACGAACTACTAGGAAATATGGTCCGAACTTCTTGTCCTTAATGACCTGAAGCTCTTCCTCAAGACGTGCTAGGTATTCCTCATTCTTTTCTAGACCCATAGCAGTTAGTCCCTCAATTGCGAGGCCTTTTACTTCGCTGTCTGGGTCCTGGTACTGTGCAGGGAGAAGGTCTAGGTGGTCCTTAATGTTGTAGTCTTCAATCTTATCTACAATTTCAAGGGTGTTGTCGTACATGTCCTGACGATCGATACCCTGGGCTTCCATAGCCTGGTGCATCTCTACATCCGAAAGTAGGTGAATCTCAAAGTCACGGAAAGTCATTTGGCGGTCTGCACCATATAGATAGTCTAGACGGTCCATGAGATTATCCATCTCTGCAGACTTGTCGTAGCTAACATCCTTAACAGTCTTATTTGCATAAGAATTGAGGATAAGTTTTAGCTCCTGAATCTCACGCTGAGAAGTATCTGCGTGGTGGCAGTCTGGAGTAACGATAGGCTTTAGACCAAATTCATCTGCAAGAGCAAGAATAGTCTTGTTTACTTCTGCAGGGTTGTGAGGCATTACCTCAATGTAGTAGTCGTCACCAAAGGTGTTCTTTGCCCACTGAAGGTGCATCTTAGCAGCAGCTAGGTTATCTGCTTCGATTGCCTTAGCTAGGTATCCTGAAAGACAGCCAGAGGTGATTACAAGGCCTTCCTTATACTGCTCTAGAATTGCCCAGTCCATACGAGGCTTCTTAAAGAATCCCTCAGTCCAGGCAAGTTCATTTAGCTTGTTAAGGTTCTCAAGACCCTTCTCATTCTTAGCTAGAACAATGAGGTGGTTGTAGTTTAGGTCAAGTGGGTCATTCTTGTCTTTCTTATCTTCGTGGTCGAAGCGATCCTTAGTAATGTACCCCTCAATGCCCAGGATTGGCTTGATGCCCTTTTCCTTAGCAGCACGGTACATTTCACGGTGTCCAGATAGCGAACCGTGGTCAGTAATGGCAATGGCTGGCATACCAATTTCTACAGCTCGGTCCACATATTCCTGTGGGGTAGCGATGCCATCAAATAGGCTGTAGTGAGTGTGAACGTGAAGTCCAGCGTAACTCATATATCTTCCTTTTCGTTTGTTGTCTTAAAAGTATGACACAGTTTATTTCAAAAGTCAATAGCAAAAGGGGAGATAAGTTTCCCTATCTCCCCAAAGCTAATTAATGTTACCAGTCAGTGTTTGACGAGGTAGCAGACGAAGTATCGAATCCAAAGTAGAACGACTCCTGCTCTGCGTAAGGAACTTCACGAACTACTTTCTCAAGATCGAAGGTGTCCAGGCTTCCCCACTGGTATGGTTCTGCGTCTGGCTTAATTGGAAGAAGCGTATAGTTGGTTTCAGTTCCCTGTCCATTACGCTTAATCTTCCACTCAAGGTTAGATACCGAACCAGTATCAAGAGCGTACTCACGGATGGTGTTAAACGCTGACTGCTTTGAGATACCCTGCGACCAAACGGCTACATATGGATCTTCAATACCATCATTTACGATAACGTTGCAGTAGAAGCGGAGACGTGAACGCCAGCCACTCTTTGGATCCTTACGTGCCATCTCACAACCATAGCAACGACCCTCAGTATCCATAGTACAAGCAGCCTTACGCTTGTAGTCCTTTGGGTTAGTGTGTTCTGCGATCACAACCGACAGACCACGTTCAGCTGAGTAACTTGCCGAATCTTCATCCAGCTCCTCAACAAATCGAATCTTTGCAGACTGTCCGTCTGCCAACTTGACCCAGCGAACCTTCTGACCCGAAGACTCAAACTTCGGCTTGTCTAGGATTGCACTGATGTCCTTTAGTCCCTTGATAATACTCATAATATATTTCTCCTGTATCTGAATTGGTATTTTAGTTTAGCATAGCAGCGATAGATTTGTCAAACGATTCTTCAATATTTTTTATTGCTTCATCAGACATATCGCCAATATCCTTATATTGTTTATCTAGTGTAATAACGCTAACACGAGAACCAAGTCTTTCGATCAACTTATCCTTCATGTTACCGCCAGCTTCATCGTTATCTGCAATGACATATATCTCATTGAAGTATTTTTGAAGTAGGTCTGTTTGGTAGTTGGATACGTTTGCACCCAATGTAGCTACCGCTGGAAAACCGCATTGGTCAAGTCGAATAGCATCGAATGATGATTCGACAACATATACCTTTCCTGCAGTCTTAATTCTATGTAGATTAAAAAGTACTTTTGACTTAGGTAGTCCTGGAGTATTCTTAAACTCTTTGCCCTCAATTGAACGACCAACAAAGCCAACAGCAATTCCATCTGGTGAGTGAACAGGAATAGTTACCATGTCCTGCTTTTCTGAAAATCCCAATCCAAACTTTTTGACAGATGCTTCATTAATTAATCGTCCATTGTAGTAACGCATAGCACGTGGTGCTTCAAGTGCCTGGACATTTAGTCGCTTAATTAGAACATCATCATATGGGGTATACATGGGCTTATCGATAAGCTTCTTATCAATTTCGCTAGAGATATCTGTCTCTGTTTCTTTAGATTTAATGAAACGAACAGCCTCAAAATAGGTTCGACCAGATGTATGCATTAGGAATTCTGGAAGTTCTGCAATCTTTTGACAAGAAAAGCAAAAGAAGATTCCGCTAGTCTTGTCAACTTCACCAGCAGGTGAGCGAGAGTTATTGTGGTATGGGCAAAAGATGATGTAGTCAGAATCTACTTCTGATTCAATTGAGATTCCTGATCCAACGAGGATACGTTTGATTTGCTCTGCTGTATAGCTATTACTTCTGTTCCGTCTATTCCTATTGTCCATTTTGCTCTAGTCTTTCCTACATACGATCCATATACTGATAATGTAAATTCAAAGTGTTCTCTTATATGATTATAACTGATAGTGAAGTCTGGGTCAATATCCAATCTTGGAACGTACCCCGAATCTTTCATCTCTAAACCTATTAAATGCATATACTCAGCACGAAGACGCTGGATTGCTGAATCATCGTGAATAGATCCAGCAAACCCAAACTTCTTTATAGGCTTATGATGTATGTGTTTAAACATACATCTATTATACTAGTTATCTTCATAATCCTTGTACTTATACCAGCCCTTGTCGAAGTCAGCCTGGACCAAGAACTCACCCATGAATCCGTTACGGTTCTTACGAAATACACACTCAATAATATCAGAGTTGGTTCCACGACCAAGTGCTAGAACCCAGTCAGCGTCATAGGCAATCTGACGTGACCAAGCAGTCTGTCCCAGAGTAGGAACAGTATCAAGCTTATTAACATCATCTGGAGTTGCTGACGAGATAGCGATAATTGGCATCTCTTCTGCAATTGCCAAAAGCTTCAGCTCACGAGAAAGGTTCTTCATACGAACAGTCTCGTTGTCCGACTTCTGGTTTGGACTCATGAGCTGTAGGTAGTCTACAATAATAAGGTCTGGCTTATACTGGTCAATCTTTGCACGAATAACAGATGGAGAAACATCTCCTGCTCCGTCATTAGAGATAATGTGGAACTCTGGCTTACCCTGAAGTTCCTTCTTGTGCCAACGGCGAAGATCATCAGTCTCTACAGCACCAGCAGAAAGCTTACGATGTGACCAAAGACCTTCACCCATGATAGTAAATACACGGTTACGGACTTCTGTCTCACTCATTTCAAGAGAGATGATTAGTGGTGACTTTCCCTGCTTCCATGCCTGTACCGCAAAGTATAGGGCCATCCATGACTTACCAATACCTGGATAAGCAAGGAATACGCCTAGCTGTCCTGGAGTGATACCAGCAGGAAGATAATTGTCAAAACCAGCAAGACCAGTCTTAATACCAATAGAACCAAGCTCATTCTGCTTCTTAACATGCTCATAATAAGCAACAGCATCCTCAATATCAATAACATCAATATCACGAATAACAGTAGTGTTCTTACGAAGAGCAGAAGTCTTAGTAATAATGTCTTCTAGTGCCTTGACTCCCTGCCCTGCCTGAACATCGGCTGCAGTGGTCCTCAGAACGTCCTTGAGGCTGTCTGTAAGGAATTCTGACTGCAATTCCTCTAGGTGGTACTTCGTGGCTCCTATGCCCTCTACAGGGACGAAATCACGAAACTTTTCGACTACGAGACTAGTAGGAGGAACCGTACCATTCATATCGGCGTAGTTACGAATAAATTGCCAGATATCATTGTGAGTTCTAAGAATGCCCTCTACGTTTGCCTGTAGCAAAACGTGAACCTGCTTGTCCTGTAGAACTGCTGAAATTAGCTTTGACTCTGTATTACTCATTTAACCACTCCTTAGCCCTTAAACGGCGTTCGGCTCTCTCCTTTAAATCTTGGTTGTAGTCTTCTCGTGCATCAATAATTTTGTCTGCATAGTTTGCGAAATATTTCCAATTGGGTGA